CCAGAAGAATTTGCAACTTGTATTTTAAAGAAACTAGCACGATCACTCGTATTTTCTGTTCCTCCTACAAGATTGACAAAACCGACTCTAGTAGCATCACTTCCTTCCTTACAGGCTAGTTTAAGAGTTCCACCACCACCAGCACTGTTTGTTTCATTCCATATAGTTAAAAGGCCCTCATTACCCATTATTACCCTGCTAGCAGATTTTCCAAATGAACCAGTAGGCCAATTTGATGTCCCAATATATACCTCGCCAGATGCACCTAGACGCATACGTTCTGCAACATTACTTCCATCACCATTGGTATAAAATTGCAAACTTCCTTGAGAACCAGAACTATCACGTTCATGTAAAATTGATGCACCTACTCCAGTTGAAGAAGAAGTAATACCAAAACTAATTCCTATTGCTTCTCCATTATCATTTTCATTATTACGAAGATGTAAGTGATAGTTGGAAGCATCTGATCTACCTGATTCTGCATTTTTTGTAGAAACTACTGTCAATGCTCCGCTTGCAGTAGAAGAACCTAATACCAAATTTCCAGACGAATCTATAAGCATACGTTCTGAGCCATCTACTCTAAATTTAATTACTGAATTATTTGCATTATTTCCTTGGTCAGCAGCCAAATTAAGTGAACCATTATCATCAGTAGCAATCCAAACGTAAGGATTTCCAGTGGCAGAATCTCTTAAAGTAATTTCTGGAGCCGCACCATTCACTGCAAAAGTTGGACCAGCACCGACACCAGCTATATTTATTGAACTATCACCAACTCTTACATTTCCATTTGCATCTATACCCATACGTTCTGTTTCACTGGAAGTATTTTTAAATATAATTGATGCTGATTTTCTATTATTAATTTCTAAAGCCCCTGTAGCGGTATGAGTTATTGTTGCGTAATCTGCACCTATTCCATCACCATTAGAATCACCGTCAAGAAGTATAGACGCACTAGCAGCATTTGTTGACCCAACCAAAATAGCTTGAGCACCAGTGCCTTGAACATCTAGATGAGAAGTCGGACTTGATGTACCAATACCTACGCTTCCAGTCGAAGTTATACGCATCCGTTCTGAGCCATTTGTACTGATAATTAGTGGTGCATTATCAGTACCAGCAATGTAGTTAGCACTAGAAGTATTAGCAAAGAAAAATTCATTACTACCTGATTGAACAAGTAGTGCATTTGCACTACTGCCGACATCTGATATTTCTATACCACCCGTATTACTTCCAAAACTGCTAAATGTCGGACTTGTTGTACCTATACCTACTTTTCCAGACGAATCTATAACTAACCTATCAGTACTATTTGTTTGATCATGAATACCAAAGAACCCGTGCATATTTCTTATACTAAAATCTGAATCAGTATCGCTATCAGTTAAAAATATTTTTGGAGCTACGTTTGTAATCGATAAATTACCAGTTGCAGTTATAGCTCCTGTTACGCTAATTCCACCACTTGTAGTTTCTAGCTTTTGATTTCCAGCGTGGAAAAGAGCAAAACTCCCACCAGCAGTTCCGAGTGCCATCTGTTGACCACCACCATTTGGCTGTATGGCAACAAATGTTCCACGAATTCTTAGTTCATGTGCAGGGGAATCAATAAAATTAACAGTACCACTATGAAAGATTTTTAAATCATCATTGTTTCCAAGTCTTAATTCACTATTATCAACTAATTCTATATGACTTGTAGCTGTTATAACTCCTGTGCAATCAATTCCTGCACCAACGTCTAGATGTCCATTTACATCAACGTGTCCGTCACTATTTATTTGGAATCTTGTAGCTTGATTAGTAACATCATAAAATCTAAGCGCACCAGCGTTTCCGTCTATAAAATAATCAGGATTATTATTAGAATCAGAAAAATTGAGTCTAGGTTGAGTATTTGATATTGTTAAATCTCCAGAAAAAGTAGATGTACCTGCACTGTCTATTGTTAATCTTGTCGTAGGAGAAGAAGCACCATCAGCCGTTGTGCTAAATACCAAACGACCTGGCATATCATCATCACCAGGAGTTCCATCTACTTCACTACTAATTTCTGCTCCATTTGTAAATGTATCTCCATCCCACCCACTGAATAATATTTGTCCTAGCGTGTCATTATTTTGTACTATGGCTTTTGATCCTGAGGTTCCTCTTCCTTTTTGTATTGATAATCTTCCTGAATCTGTACTATTAGAAAATCTAGTAAATGAGGCTGCTGCCTCAGTATCACTACTAATTTGCAATAGAGAATTAAATGCACTTGTACCTACTCTAGTGGTTTGAGCAGTTGACGTTCCAACTAATAAATGACCTGAACTATCAATTCTAACTGCTTCACTACCGCTAGTCTCAACAGAAACAGTATCAGCAGCAGGGAATCTTATCGCAGTATTAGTATCACCAGAATGAATTATTTTATCTGGTATCGTTAAATCACTTGTAGATGTTATAGCTCCAGTAACAGCTAACGTACCAACAACACTTACACCTGTATCAGCAGTTAATCTTGTTGTGCCTCCAGCAGCCAAGCTGACAGTATTCGTTCCACCAAATATTCCGCTATCACTATCTCCAAAATTTATAGCAGGTGCATTATTAGAACCATTAGGCATGGTCAATACACCAGTTAACGTACTACCAGCTTTTGCTACATAGTTAGTGTTTGATGTGGCACGTTCTGCATCAGTAACAGTTTTTAAACCAGCAGGGGTTACAACTCTATTTGTAGCAGATCCAGTTGTTGTTTCAGTATTAGTTGCTAATTCAGATATACCCGAAACTGTAGTAGTAGCAGTAGGTGTGGTTACAGATCCTGGACCAAATATTTTTACAATACTATTATCACTGGCTCGCATAAAGCCACCGATACTATTTATGTTTGCGTTAAGTGCTATTTCACCGACAGCAGGTAAATCAGATGTACTTGGGGTACTATCCTGTACAACACTATTCTTTAATTTAATTTGAATTGACATAGTTTACCTTGACTTAATTAAAGGATACATCAATTTAGTAAGTTCCTCCACTGAGGACTGAAACATTTTCAAATTGACCACTTGCTTGAAGAACTAATATTTGACCTGTTGTAGGACTTGCTACTGTCACATCAGATAAATCGTTTAAATTAGAAACACTACCAGGTCCAGATAAGGTATCAATTCTATCCCAATTATCAGCACCCATACATAAGCACCAATCACCTGCATCAAAACTTGTATTTGGTACAACGGCTGTTCCGTTTCCAGGAGTTACACAAACAAAATAAGCACCAGTTAATGTTGATGTACCTGCTGGTATCGCATTGCTTACAGTAAAACCTGCTGACGTTCCAAAGGCTGTAAGTGTAACTATTGTGCCATTAGTAGCGTTAAATGTTCCGCAGAATCTTAAGTTTTCTTCCGCTAATCTACCAAAACCAACAGAGAAGAAACTGTTACCGTTGAATATTCTTAGTTGTCCTGTAGATTCCTGTAACCAGAAAACACCAGTAGGCAAATCAGATATGTCTGGAGAGGCTTCTTGAATAAAACCAGTAGATAAGTTTGCCAACTTATCCATTGTTATTGAATCATTGGCTAAAAAATCTGTACTAAACTGACCCGTTGTAATTTTTGTGGCCGCTAAATCAGGAATATCTCCAGCAGCAAGAGTAGTTCCAGCAGTAACAAAGCCTTTTGCAGATACTGTTACTTTTGGATAAGTACCTGCTGTTACTCCACTATCAGCTACAGTTAAAACTCCTGTATTAGAAATAGCCAAAGGAGCAGAAGATGCTGGTATTGATATAGCACCAACAGCAGACGCAGTAGCAACAGGTAAATCACCTGCTGCCAAAGGAGCCGTTGCTGTAATTAATCCTTGATCGTTAAAAGTAATTCCTGATCTTGTAGTGCCAGTGACAGTGTTATCTATTGATAACGCACCTGCTGCGGTAACAGCCAAACCACCTGTTGATGGTACGCTTACACCTCCAACTGCTGATGCTGTAGCTTCTGGTATATCACTTGCAACTAATGCAGCTGTAGATGTTATAAGTCCTTGTGCATTATAAGTAATACCATTTCTTGCAGATGCTCCACCTGTTACTGCATTATTTATTCCTAAATTACCTGATGCTACATTTAATGACCTATCAATATTAGATGTATTTAATTTAGCTGCGGTAATTGTTCCATCTGTAATTTTTGTACCTGAGACACCTGAGATTTTAGCATCAGTGACAGCAGAAGTTGCAATAGCAGCCGTATCAACAGCATTATCAGCTAATTCACTAGAACCAACTGCATCGGCAGCAATCTGTGTAGCAGTGATAGTATTATCAGCAATTTTAGCAGCGGTAACGGCATTATCAGCTAACTTTCCTGTTGTAATATTTAAGTCTGTAATTTTTGCAGTCGTAACAGCATTAGACGCAATAGCTCCACTATCTACTGCGTTATCAGCGAGTTCGGACGATCCAATAGCATTGGCAGCAATATTACCAGCAGTGATAGTATCGGAAGCAATCTTTGCACCTGTTACAGCAGTATTGGCAATCGCAGCAGTATCCACTGCATTATCGGCTAATTCATTTGCAGTTACAGCATTATTTGCAATTTGGGTTGCAGTAACAGAAGCAGGTGTCAATTTTGCACCAGGAATATCTCCATCACTAAAATTAGTCTTTGCAAAAGTAACAGCACTATCAGCTATTTTTGCAGTTGTAACTGCTGCATTTGCTAATTTACCTGTTGTTACATTTAGATCTGTTATTGCTGCTGTATCTACTGCATTATTTGCAAGCTCACTAGAGCCTATGGCATTTGCTGCTATCTGTGTAGCTGTAATTGTATCATTAGCTAATTTCGCACCAGTTATTGTTGCATCTGTAATTTTTACATTAGTAACAGCATTGTCAGCTAAAGTTGCGGTAACAATTTGACCTACAGACAGAGGATAACTAAGTGCTGTAGCTGGTATTGACGCATTATCTACTAAACCAAAAGCACCTTGAACAAGGTTTTTTGCAGTTATTTTTTTAGTTTCTGTTGCACTGACATCAGCTACCGCAATCGGATCTGTAGCTTGTAAATTAGCTGAACTTAATTCGGGTAATTGTGTTATTTGTAAATCAGCCATGTCAGGTAACTTTTATGTACATCATAAATCTTATTTTAAGTATCTTCAAGTAAAATACCATCTCCATCCTCTTGCAGTATTAAATCACTATTTTCTTGTAATAAGAATGATGGTGGTACGCCATTATGTAACCTTATTTCTCCGTTAGTTACAAATTCTATTCTTGCTTCAACTAAACCACTTGCAGGTACATTTACAGCTACATTAGTAACAACACACATTGATTGATACCAAACACTATTTGAAGATTGAGTTGGGTCATTATAAATATAAAATCTACCTTCAAAATCTGCTCCCTGTTGTATTCGTACTAATAATTGACTTAAGTAAACAGGAAAATCTGGACTGTTAAAATCTGCCGTATCATTTTGAAAATTCCTATGTTGCCATATCGTCTGTATTGTTCCTTGCCCAGATATAAGTCCACTTTCATATTGCCTTCTAAAATCCTCTCCTAAATTACTTACATCAACAGTTTCTCTTGATGTTGTAATTTCAAATTCAGTAATCTTTGCAAGAGGTCTGAATCTAGTATTTCTAGTGCGTATTAATATATTTTTTGTTGAAGATGGTGTAGTTAAGGCAAGTGCGTCTGTAATTTCACCAGCTAATGCAGAAGCAAAGGTGTTATATAACCTTATTCCACCCATATCATCAATATGTATAAACTTACGAAGGTCAGGAAAATTATGACCAGACAATAGCTCTAAATTACTTTTATCAACAGTTTCTATTTCAATTTGATCTCCTGTAATTAACGATCCAAGAACATTATCTACTGAAAATCTTTTCTTACTTACATTTACATCAGCAGAATTTAATGATGATGGTATATCAGCAGTTAAAGCATCACGTTTTAATTCAATAAAACCTGTCGATCCAAAATAAATAGACATTTACAAGACAAGGCCAGTAGGTGCCCCATTTACTTCAAAACTAATATCTGCTGCTGTTACTTCTCCTACTGCATTTGTGATATTAAGATTTGTTGGTATTGCTTGAAATTCAATAAATCTACCAGCAGTAGATCCATCCTTTATTCTTAACTTAAATGTCATAGCAGTGCTTTCTGCATTAACACCATCACCTGCACTACTACCAGTTTTAATAATATTATTTATTAAAGTACTAAGCTGACCAGCACCACCTCCAGCTACATCTTGATAATAATAAACACTGGCACTACCTGTATAGCTTCTAGTTCCATGAATAATAGTTCTATCAGTATCTTCTAATGAAACAGTTTCTAAAACTGCTTGGTTAAATGAAAATGAAAATGATCTGACTTTAGCAACTTTCGTTCCATTTATCAGTAATTCGCCTTCTTTACCAGAATAAAAGCCAGCCATTGTTTTAAATAAATTTTAAACCTATTCTAATCCCCATCGAGGCAAGCGACAAATTTACATTGCACATTTACTCTGTTAGGTCTGACACTTGTGACTGTTGGAGGACCATCAAACCTGTATCTTAACAAAGTTCTTCCAAAACCTTCAACTTCTCTAAACTTATCAAATAAATTCATATTTGTTGTATTAGGAAGAACCATACCTGCAAGCCCATCACCTGTATTAAATTGAATATAATCATAATCAGAATTAACTTCCTCGTATAAATTTAAAATTAAATTAGCTTCGTCATCTGTAATATTTGTAAATCCTAAAGTTAATCTTGCGTCTACTTTTTTATTACCGTATCTAATAACAGTTTTTGCACCATTCTGTGCAATAAATTCAGTTTGCGGATACCTTCCAGGGGTATAGCTTCTTGAAGAAGGTTTTATGGGTGGAAAGAATCTTTGTGTTGACATTAACTCAAATTCATAAAATCTAGTTCATCATAATTTATTGTAGCAAGAGTGCCATCAGATAAAAGAGGTGCATGACTTGCAGAAACTTGTATTAATCCTTCATCGGTATATGTCATGGATTCTATTTTATAAAGTCTATTAGATTCAGTTGTTTGTTTTACTGTAAAGACAGATCCGTATAAATTAGCGTCTGTAGTAAATCCATCTACAACATTTAAATTAGATTCTTTGACTTCTTGTGTGCCTGGTTTCCAATGATAAATACTTACATTAGTAAGACTATTATTACCTACACTTTGTACAACTCCATCAGGAGATATAACACCATTTTCAAACCTACTGGTATGAGTAGCTTCTGAAATAAAACGTATATAATCACCAGGTTTTAATCCTAATGCAGCCTGTGGTGTGGTTTCAAAATTTATACCATGATCTACTTTTGCTCTAATCATTAATGCGTGTTTTAAAAATTCTTCGGCATGATCTGGATTAGTGCAAAAATCAGACATATCAAATATTTCACTAGGAAATTTTTCCGCTATTTTATCGTCATCTGTTGCAACACAAAAAGTTTTAGATAATGTTTCAGAAAATCCATTTGGTACTTCTTTTCTAAAATAAACTGTTCCTAAAAAATTCTGACGTTCTTCTGGTGCTAAGAAACTTACTTTTAGGTTTCGTGTATTACCATCTGTAAACAAAGCCCGAACCAATGGTTTTTGTTCTTTTCTTATTTGAAAACTGTGTGGATCAAAAGGAACAGAAGGAAATAATGAAAACTTACCACCAAGAATTGTAAAATCTAATAAATTAAATATTGCATTTTGATATATAAACTCTCTAACATTTACTTTATCAGTAATAACACCATCCCAATAAAATTGATTAGCTTCGCAAAATTTAGCAGCAGTAACCATTCTTTCTCTATCAACAGAACTAACACCTATTGAATCTGCAAGTCCAAATCTAGTATCAGTTAATAGTGCAAAAACTATTTCAGGAAATAAATTTGTAGCACCTATTGTATTATCTATTAACCTTTCAACTCTTATACCTTGTTTTATATAAGCAGAAAATTGTGAAAAACTATTCCATTCTTTTGAACTACTAATTCTTAAAGCAACATTTGCTATACCAGCTTGTGGTAATTCATAAGGAGGTGAAGTAGTAGCACTACTTTGCTCATTTACATAAACTATTTCATGTTCTGGTCCATCCTGATGACTACTTCGTTCTGCATCGTATTGGTAATAATCTGTTACAGCATCAAATGGATTTAGATTTTTTCCTTCAGGCCAAGGTTGAGATACAAATTCACTAAAGTCAGTAACAATATTAATGTTATTAAAACCTGGAAAATTTCCTGTTTGCGGAATACTTATAAGATCAGAATCTTTGTAACCACTACCTCTAGCAGTAATTTCCCATACAGCAGCAGCATATTGATTATTGTCTGGGTTTAAGTAAACTTTTAATCTAACTTGTAATCCTGTTCCGCTACCAGTAGTTGTTGTTGCAACATTTTCATGAATTGTAGGTACAACATCAGCTTCTTTCATTTCATATTTAATTATTCCATAATATTCACCTCTATTACGCCGAGCCACTTTATTATTATTTGCGTCCCTAGCCCCTAAAGTTGTTATATGTGGACCAACTCCATATCTAAAACCATCGTCACGATCTATGTAAGGGTGAACATAGGGATCTCCAATAGTGATAGTACTAGGATTTCTTAAAGGGTCATTTATTGTTCTGTTTCTATTTCCAATATATTCTCTCCAATGAGGAGGTCTATCTCTTGTACTCCATACCCATGAACTACCATGATTAGGAGGATGATAAAAAATAACAGCTTCATTCCTTAAGTTTGCATCCATATTAGATGTTTTTCTATCTACCTCTACCCATCGTGTAGATCTTGGTATAACACCAGTGCTTTCTAATAACAGACGATTTATCTTTCCTCCGTCTGTTGCAGTTGGTAATTCTCCTAAATACCATTCAGTATTTGAAGCATCACCACTTCTTATCTTGGCATTTGATCCTTTAAAATATATTGAAAAAAACTGATCTGCTGTTCCAACTGTGTAATTTGTAAGTTGACCTGATGCAGATAAAAGTCTTACTTCATTGTTATGATCCACATATCTTTTATAAATTAAATTACCTGGAAAAGGAAGAAACCTAAATTCAAATTCTCTTCTAGGATTAGAATAATGATTTATACGAATAAAATTATATTGTGGTTGAGGAGAATTACCTTTAACAGCAAATGGATGTCCACCATCTATATAGTGCCAATCATCTGTGGCATTATTTTTACCAGCAACTCTTGCCTGTAATCTAAAAAAACTATATCTGGTAAGATATTTGCTCATTCCACCAAGAGAAATGCTGCCATCGTCATCGTTATATCTTTTAACAACACCATCGGTTGTATCCATATCTTGTTCATTCCAGCCAACAGCCCCAGGATGGCTATTTACATTAGGAAAACTTGTAACCTGCTTAAAAACTTTTGACTTCAATCCTATTTCTGTCACATCGCACGCTTTACTATTACTGATAGTACCGATAGCAACTTTTTGTATGGTTAATAATTCATATCCTTTATGTGCACCAAAAAAACCATCATTTCGATGTCTTACATCTATTAATCCAGGAATATCCACTCTAAAAAAACAATCTTGATAAACTTTTTTTGACCAAATAGGTTTGCTTTTTCTTATACAAACAGCCAAAGCTGATCCTATTAAATAGGATTCACCAACTTGAATTGCATCATCTGATTCTTCTCTTGAAGCATCAACAGCCGATTTAACATCTTCTACACCCCAAGGGTCAAATCCCTCGCCAAATTGATCTTCAGAATCCATATCACCAATAACATATACAATTTCTTTTCCTTTCTCTACTTGAAGATCATTCCTATTGCCATTAACACCATCGTAATTATCTATAGTTGCATATCTAGGAAAATTTGTTCTAAGTTTTCTTCTTTTTGTATCAACATCTGTTTTGTTTTGATCCTTTAAATTTTTTTGTTTTAAAACTAATTCATAAGGAACTCTATATCTCATACTATTTGGCATTGGAGAGTAAACACCAAAAATTGTTTGTGTATTAGGAGTTCTTGCACTACTTACAATAGTATTTGTTGCACCCATAGTTTGATCCCAATCGACAGACATAACATCTGAAAAGGAATTACCATTTCGATCTATCTGTCTTTCTAAAGTACCTTCACTATATTTTTCAGGTCCTTCCTGTGGTCTACCACCGTTAGTCATTACATAAATTGCTAATTTTTTATGTAAATAATTTTTAAGTAAAAGATCCCCAATCGCATAACCTGCAAATTCTGGTTTAGCGGCTAAATCAGACAATCCAAGCATAAATAATGCTTTCAACTGTTGACCCGAACCAAGGCTTATCATTTGTGACCATAAAAGTCTTGTATTTACACGAACTCCTCCAAAAACTCTAATTTCTCCCTGATAATTAATAGTTTCTTGTTTTGTAAATATCAGAGGAATTATATCGCCAAAGTTAGCAAGTTCCTGTACTGAATTAAATCCTGTTTGTGGTGCAAACCTTTTAGCACCTGTTTGACCAGCAGTTGTGAGGCTAGGAGGAGTTTTAGGTGGTCTGGGTTTTGGTGTTAATAAAACAGAAACAACTGTAAGTATAACTCCAAAAAATATTTGACCAAAAGTAGTTAAAGCTCCAGTAGTTGTAAATAACGCTGGAAAATTTACAACATAAGGTATCTCATCATATTCTTTAGGTCTTTTTCCGTTAAATGCCTGTGTTAATTCTACAAAATACCAATACTCATCTTCTGTTATACCTACTGTTTCACATAATTCGACTTCTGCGGGGAATAACACCCTACGACCTCCAAGTGGTCTAAAGGACTCCATCTTACCTCCGACTCTCCGCAGTTTATCCATCCTTCCTCATAGTAAACAGCAAGACCAAATCCATTATTAGATTTACATAATGCAACTGTACCTATATTAAACTGTTTTGTCTCGTTTCCCCACTTTTCAAGTTCTTCTTTAAATATATCAAAGTCTTTTTTTCTTACTCTTCTATACCAATCTCTTGTAGGCTCTGGTGAATTTATACCATAATGTTTTAAAACTGTACGAGCTAAAGATAAACAATCTGCTGCATGATGTTTTATAGGATCAGCACCCAATCTATAAGGTAAACCAATAAGTTGATGTGGTTTCATCTATTTTGAATATCGCTTGTTACAGGTAGTTTACCAACAGCGTCAGTAGTCAAAACTAAATTTGGTACGTTAATGCCTACTGCATCTATAGCACTACTTAACAGAACTTCTACAACTTCTGGATCGTAAGATAGAGAAGCAGCAAGCCATGTATCGGTTGTCAGAATATTTGTAACGTTATCAATATTATCGTTAGATACAACACAAACATTAACTTCAACAAAATATCTATTAAGGACAGCTTCTTGTGCTTTTGACATACTTAATGGATGATTTCCCATAATTAAATTAGATTCGATATTATCTCCTGATCTGTTAATAGTTGTCCCTTGATAAATAAACGGTAAATAATGATAATTTTGACCATTAAATAAAATTGTATTATTTGCAGAATTTGAATTTTCAGATGGTTCTCTTTTAGCATTTTGCAATCTATGCTTTGTACTTCTGTTGTTATTAATATCTACACTAAAAACTTCTACAAAAGTGACTAAAGTTGTAAGGCTCATAATCCAAGAGATGCACGTTGACTTCTAGAATTTCTTAACGTGCCCATAACTTGTGCTTTACCTGCCATTGCACCACGTTTTGCAGCAGCACCGATAATCTCAGGCACAGCAGATTTTGGAACGTACTCATCGCCATTAAAGTTTAATGTTGGACCTGTGTATTCAACAACTGTGTTACCAGAAGAACCTGCAACAGTACCAGAATCACCAGAACCACCTGGAATAACAGAACCACCTCTAGCACCTGCTGAAAACCGATTCATAGCACCTGCCATCTTTGAGGCTGGTATAACGTATTCTGGTTCGCCACCTTCTCCAATCATTTTTAAACTTGCAGAATTAACATAGCCACCTTCGGCAAGTCCAAAGTTTGGTCCAGCAATACCTAATCCAGTTGTAGAACTATAATATCCACCTGCACTCATACCACCACCACCAAACATACCACCAAAAATACTACTGAAAGCTTTATTTAAAAACATACTTGCAAGCTGTTTTGCAATGTCTGCTAACGCCTGACCTAATGTTTTTGTACCTTCTATCAATCCCATCACAGCATTTGTCATACCACTAGCTAAGATATTTGTTATCTCTTGCTGTGTTTGACTTTGCTTTTCAAGTGTTTGATTTAATTGTGTATTTGCTGTGTTTAATTGATTAGTGGTATTTAAAGATTTATTTAATTCGTTATTCTTATCTTTTGAAACTGTTAAATTTTCTTTTTCTTTAACAGTGTTTTGATTTAATAAATTTTGTCTAGCTGCAAGTAATTCATTAATTTTAGTTTGGGAAGCGATAGTAAAATCAGTAAATGCTTGATTTTCTCCCGAAGTAATACCAAAAGGTCTTGATTTGTTTATGTTTGCTGCGACATCTGCTGCTTGATCTTGAGTACCCCTAATTTGATTCATTATTTCAGTTAAACTACCTGCATCTAAACCTGCTGGTGAGATACCTTGTATAAACTCTGTCAAACTTTCAAAATCACCCTTTGTTCCACCTGGCGTAATTAATGCTGCTCTTCTTGAACTTAATTCTCTTTGAAACTCACTTGATAAAAGTTTATTAATTGCTGACAAAGCTTTATTAGCTGTGTCTAATATCCCTTTTAATACTGGTTCTAAAAAATCCTCTATAGTTCTTGCTAATGTTTCAACATTATCTACTAATGTACTAAATTTACCTGCAAGAGTTGTACTTTGAGCTATAGCACCATCTGCATAAGTACCACCAACAGACGTTAAATTTTCTAAAGCAATCGCAACTTTATCAGCTCCAATCTCACCTTTTCGCATTGCTGTTTCAAAAGCATCTCCTTGTAAACCTGTTATTCTTTTAAGTTCACTCGTAATATCAATCCCTCTTTCTAATAACTGCAATTCCTCTTCTCTCATTAATTTACCTTTGGCTCTTATTTGTCCAAACACTAAAGCAATTTCGTTTAGATTAGCCCCTGTTGCACCAGCAACATCTGATAATCTTTTTACTGTTCCGACTATTTCATCAGTTTCAAAACCAAACGCTTTTAATCTTTTTGCGGTTTCAATAAGATCAGTGCTTCTAAATGGAGTAACTGCACCAAAATCTTGCAACTGTTTTATGATTTTATTTGTTTTGCTTATTGAACCTGTTAAAACTTCTAAACTTTTTCTTTGTGTTTCTAACTCTGCTCCTTTAAAAACTACAAATCTAAATGCTTGAATTGCTCCAAAACCTAAAACTAAATTTCTTACTGCTCTATTTAAAGCATTTACACCATTACTTGCTAACTTAGATGCTTTGCCTGTTTTTCTAATATTATTTGCAGCAGCATTTGATCTGTTTTGTAATTTGCTAAAACTTTCTTGTAAACGATTACTTGAATTTTTAAGTTTGTTTAAATTTCTATTAGCATCTTTTGCTGATACTTTAATTTTTATACCAACTTCGCCAGCCACAAAAAAAATTGTAATTATTTATATATTACCTGCGTTTGGCACTTTTTAAAGTTTTTTCATGATCGTCATTTAATATTTCAAAATAAGCAGCCCAAATTATCAACTCAGATTCTGTGATATGTCGTTTTAAATCATACAATGTATAACCTAGTTCTTTAGCCACACCTAACTGGAGCATCAAAAAATTATCTCTTTTGACCTCCTTTTTTATTTTTTTACATCAACTTCCTCACTATCTTTAAACTCTTCACTAATAACAGCAAGCATCAATGCCTGAAGGTCTGCATCTTTACATTCATTTTTTAATTCAGCAGCATGACCAGCAGTAAACATTCTTACTCCATTTTCGTCTGTTGCCTTTTGAATTAATAACTGAAGAGCCATAGCATTAAGGTCATCTTTAGTTCCTTTCTGTGCTCTTTCTCTTTCAGCCATTGTTAATGGTGTTGACCAAAATTCAAAGATGTCACCATTTGTAAGTTCTACTTCTCTTTTGATAGGTTGTAGATTAGCAGCCTTTTTTAATTTCTCCAGTGGAGAAAGGCGAGGTTTTGGGGTTGCCATAAATTGTTTTAACTAATTTAACTTATCAACTACTTGTACTGAAGTCAAAGGTTGGTGCTTCAGTTGGTTTAAATGTAATCTCTACAGACTGTGCATCGTCTGGATTTACATTAAATTCTGCATCTGAAAGCATTGCATCTAATTGAATACTTCTACTTAAAGCTTCAGTTCCTTTTTTATCTGTATAAAGTTTAAATGCAGCACCAACTTGGTTTCTCTGTATAACATCTTCGACCATTCTATTAGCTAATGCAGAATCTTCATCTGTAACAAATACAGTTGCTGTTCCTTCACCATCAGCAAAACCAGGGACAAATGTTCTAAATGGAACTGCCTGTGTGCTTTGCTGACCAATAGTTGTTGTATCTATTTGTTCTCTTGATATAGAAAAACTCCACTGCTGCACTTCACCTACGGCTGCAAAATCTGCATAGGCAACTTGAAATTCATTTGGTGATGCTGCTGTTCCAACATCAGTAATATTAACTGCCGATCCACCTAAAGTTGCTGATACCTGCAAAGCGCCTGTAGCTGCTGTATAACCAATAACAAAGAAAGTGTCACTGGCATTTAAACCTGCTGGCAAAGTACCTGTACCACTGCCACCTGTTTGTGCATTGATTACAGAAAACTTAACACCATCACCTACTTTAAAGTTTAGGTAAGTTTCTACAGTAATGGTTTCAGTTGCTATTGCAACATTTGCCGTTCCAAAAGTGCCTTTAGTACCTGCTGGTTTGTAATACAACGCACCGCTAGTACCAGATAATACAGTTGCCATTTTTAAAAATTAAACAGATTTTATTCTATTGTAACCATGCTTCAAAAATAAAGCTCAACTCAGTCTGAAAGAAAGGTTGTGGACTTGCAGGTGAAACTTGGCTTGGTCCTACTGTATCACCAAAAATGATCTGACTGACAGTTTGTCTATGAAATAAATCTTTTATACGTTCTGCAATCGTAAAATTTGCACCTGATCCAGCGCCTTGAGGTGTGAATACATTTACTATCAATTCACCATTATGTTTGTTATATCCACTTGTCGGTGCTTGTAATGTTGCAGATTCATGTGCACCAAATGTAATTGATGACTGAACCCAACTTGTGTTATTTGGTGGTGTGAAAGGTACGTTTTGAAAAGCAACAGTATATGCTGGTGCATTTGCCATTTCAGTCGCTAGTCTTGCTTCTATTGCAGTTCTTATCTCGTTGATTGTATTCATAATGATCTAAGCTCCTTCATCATATTTCTTTCAGTTTGTTCAATAAGTCTTGTTGCCCAATCTTTTGGAATCTCTTTGCCTTCTGCCGTTGTTAGTTGATAACCATTTTTCCAGGTGGGAGGTAGGTTTGTTCCAAAGGTTACTGGTTCTGCATATTCTAAATTATTTATAAGATCAGATTCTAAATTTGATACTTTTCTAATTTTCCATGTATTTCTCATTATGCCCTCTCTGATCGGTACATTTTGACCCTTCAACTTACCAAGAAGATTTACTGCTCCAAAATCTACAACTTGCTCAATAACATCTTCAGCGTAGTTGCCAATTCCATCTAGTCTTAATTTTTTTACAGCCATTATGACCTCACAAATAATGTAAAAGTAACTGCCACTCCAGATGCCTCTTCTGAATCTACCTGTATTATTTGATGAACGACATTACTTATCAAGACCTTATCTTTTGTTGTTGGTGTTGAGGTGACATCTTTTGCAGAAAATAAAACACGTTTATCCTGTTGGTTTATAAGATCATTTACCTCTGATCTAGAAACATCATCAACTAAAGCCTTTACAGTGACATCTGTATTGCTTTCAGAAACCGCACCAGTAGATGTATTGTAACTTCCGACTGTTACAAATCTTATTACTACATCACTGCCAGTGGCCTTTAATATCCCTGGTACTGCTTTTTTTAGTGCGTTTCCTATACTTGGCATCAGATCAGATAAGCAATAACAGTACCACTATCAAGTTTAACGCTAGTAATAACTCCCTCGATGGCAGTGTTGGATTTGAACTGTAAACCAGTTAAATCTCCTGTTATGTTTTCAGCTACAAGAGTATTGATAACTGAATCTTGTAATGCTTTTATGCAGCCAAAACGACCAGTATGTGCTGCTGTGTCATTAATAATTTTTGCTGCTGGGTAGTAAGTCATTTTAACTCCTTTTGATTGCTACGTTTCCTGGTCCACTTATTCGTAAGCCAGTAAAATAGCGTTCAAATAGTGGTGGTACTCTATCAGCACCAACAGAACCGAAAAAGTTTGGTTCTGCTTCTAGTGTACCTACTTTTACTCTTTTAAAATCCTCTAGACCAGATAAAGCTAATCCTGATTTGTTGTTATTAAGATATACCGCTAGTACAGCCTCTGCTTTTTTTACTTGATCTGGGATCTCAGTATCGGTGTAATAATCTGTGGTAATACGAAAAGGAAAACCAACAGAATAAGTATTGATATATGTATCAGGTTTTCTAACACCAGTTCTCGGCCATTGTAATGCTTGTGTATCAGTAACCCTAGCCCCCAAAAATCGCTCTCGATCTATTCTTTGTGTAGATGTGAATAATGCTCTGTTTTTTTGATCAGTTGTGGAACTAGCCCATGCGACTACATCATCATCTTCAATCAACCCATCAATAATATCTTGGGCTTCCTGAAGGCTGATATAGCTATTCGCTATACTGCTTCCGACTGTTGTGTGAATTGTTATTGCCATTAGATTTTGGCTTACGTTTTGGTTTTTTCTTTGGTGTTAAAAGAACAGGGGCTACCTCATTGGCAGCCTCTTGTTCTCTCATTCGTCTAAAAGCGAATATTCCCATTAACTGGAAGCACCTTTCAATGCAACAAAGTTGATGACAATAGCTTCACTTAAAGAACCAGCAGACGCATTGGTTACAGTTACCTTGAATGATCCAGCAGCAATTGTGGATACACCTACAAGATAAGAACCTGCAGTACCGCCAGAGCCATGATTTACAACAACACAATCAGTGGCAGCGATTTTGTCGTTTGTTACTGTGAATGTTACTTCAGCAGCAGCAGCTAAAGCTGCGTTGTTCATGGTGATTTGTCCTGACTCTGTATTAAGAGTTACACCTGTGGATTTGTTAGTTGCCTGTGTTACTGTTCCACCTGTTGTTGGTCCAGTAAGTTTACCAGCACTAACCTCAAATAAAGATGGCATAATAGTTTCCCCTTAATCTTGTGTGCTTACGTTAGTTGCCCTGACGATGCCTATGTTCTTAGTGGCATAAACTTTCGACCAGTTGCCCACAGTTGCAAGTTGTGTTCTGTTTGGATTTGTTGTAGTAACAGCCCATTTAGAACCAACAGGATGATATGTGTAATGAAGGTCAATAGCCATAGCATCTGATTTAGCGAGAATATCACGATCAGTTTCTGTGGTTAGACCAGCTTGCTCTCCACTAGCGACTGCACCTTGCGTAAAGAAATAAGTACTGTACTCAGTTGATGATCCGCTACCTGTGGTAGAAACGTCATCCGAAACAATAACTCTTAGTCCACAATATGTGGGAACAGTATTATCTCCACCATATGCTGGTGCGATAGTACCACCACTTGCTGTAGCAGAACCGCCATTGCCGTCAGATGCAAGAACATAATCAACCATTTTTCTCTCAACGAGATCATAGTAAATTTTTGAATGGCAACAAATTGCTGTCAGCTTGTCACCTTGATCGCCAAGAATAGCTTTTGCTTTTGCAACGTGTCTTGGAGATAAACCTGTTGGTGTATCACCAGATTCTGAATCGATACAAAGATCAAAGAAAGCTGAACTGTTTGAGTTGTTATTGATAGAACCAAATACTCCATCAAGACAAGCAAGTAAATCTTTCTGTCTTTGGTTTGCTATATATGCTCCGATCTTTTGACCTATTGCAGCCATAGGGTCAGAACCAGCAGCTAGTGCAGCTAAATCTCTAGATTCAAAAGCACGACCACGATGCAAGATAACTCCTACTTGTTTATCAGTTGAAATCTTACCTGGTGTTAATGAACTTGAATCTGAAAGTACTTCAAAATCTCCAGAAAGGTTCGCTGAAAAGAAAGGAACATTAACGAAATCCCCTCCCTCAGTAGCATTTAGCTCCGCCATTGGTGCAACCACACCGCTTGCCAAGAAGGCATCTCGCTGTGTTGTCTGTTCTAAAACGTATGGCGTGAAAATTTCTGGAATTATAATATCTGACCTAAGAACAGCCATGATAACTCCTTGTAAATTTTAAGCGGTGGGCGTAACCCTAAATATTTATTCTGCGTAACAGAATTTAATTAATATATTAGCGAGATTCTGCAATATTTCGCAACTTTTTCCACGTATCTTCACCATAAACCTTAAAGATTCTTGACTGTTCTGTTAGATTTTCTGAATTTTTTAAAAATGGCTTAATCATTTCTTCGGTAACTTCACCCCCTCCAGATGGTCTTGAAATGGGTGCGCCACCACCAACAGCAGGTGCTTTTTTTAGCAAATAAGGCTTTTCTTTTTCTAATTTATTTTTAACATAATCAGCCACAGGTAATTGTTCATAACCATCAATTACAACTGGTCTGCCTTCTTTTATCTGTATCTGTTCTTTTGGTACAAAGTTATTTAATACAAGTTCAGGATCATGGGTAACTTCAGATAATGCTTGCATTGCTGGTGCAATCAATTCAAGTTCTCTGTTTCTTAACTCCAGTTCTTCAATGCGTTTTTTATCTTCAGCTGATCTATCACGATACTGCTGTTCCATCGCCTGTTTTGCTTCTGTATATTTACCCTCTTTTTCTAAAGCCTCTTGCTCATGCTTTTGTTTATAGGCAACAAGCGTGTCATAATCGTCTGGCACTGCTTTCTTCTGGTTTTGCAGTTTACCTATAAGTTCGTAATTTTTTGCCTCTAGTTTTTTTATTGATTCTTTCAATGCTTCAATTTCAGCATTAGGTGCTGGTGTTGGTGGCGTAGCCACTGTTTCTTTTTCGTCTGCCATGTAATAAAGCGTAGCCTTAATTAAGTTATATCACCATTTTACACGGTTTGCCCAATATGCAGCACTTGTTTTTCCTTTGGCAATGTTTTTTGCGTGTCTTGCCTTAAAACTTTTACGCTTTGCCTTGTCTGCTTCTGATTCTCCTTTTCTTGGTGGTTTGGTTTTTGCTCCCTGCATACCAAAACGAATTAACTTATAACCATCGCCCTGTTTTATTACAACCGCATGAGACTTACCACTTGAATGGCCTGGGGTTCTTATAGGTTTATCAACCCCTTCAAATGTATGACCTCCTCTTTTTATACTCATTTCTTTTTCTTTCTAAGTAAGTCAGCATCAGCCGTTCTTGCTCCACCTTTACCACTTACAAAACTATTTACACGACCCATAGCCCATGCACCCATAGTTACATTTCTTGATCCGCTACTAAGATATGCACCCTGACCTCTTCTATAAACAGCAGCTAACTGTCCATAGGTAAACTTAGTTCCTTCAGCCTTTTTCTTAAGACTTTTTTTTACGGCCTCGCTTAGAGGTTTTCTTTTTGGTTTTTCTGCCATCTTGAGCAACCCTTGATTTTTGTATAGCTTTTATATCAATATACTCTCCTTTTCTGTACGCTTCAGCAGTTCTTTTTATCTCAGCAGCTTTTGCACTTCTGTTTTTTGCACCACTGAGATATTTCTTCGGTACACCAGTTTTTTTATCCTTTGGTACTTTTCTCTGCTTTGGCATTTTTCTTTGGTTTTGTAACTTTTGCTGCCTTCTTTGCTTCAGACAACCTTTCTGCTAATGTTTTTGCCATTATTTCTTGCCACCCTTTTTCTTTTTCTTCTTACCTTTAGGTTTCATTGAGCCATAATGTCCAGGCATAATTAATAAAAGCAACTAAATTTATCTTACTATTTTTTCTTGTATATAGCCATTAACTGATCTATTGTTCTTCTTGATCCATCGTTCTTTATAAACTTACGCATCGCCTCAGTTGGTGAATTATATTTACTTCTCAACCTTTTGTACATACTAAACCCTTGCTTTCCTAATACTTTCTGTCCATAAGCAGTACCCTTGTCATCTCCCTTTTTATTAAGGTCTGCTACTTTTTTATCAAACCATTGACCATAAGTTTCGCCATCAGGTACAAATTCTTTACCAGTAATAGGTCCAGTCGGTATCGGTATATCAACAGACCTGCAATTAAAATGCTGTGGTGGGTATGGCCCTTCACCAACCTTATATCTTTTGCCGTCTAATGCTCTACAGATTGCAGATGTTTTTTGGTCATGCACCGCAGAATATTCCCACCTTCTTACAATCTTTGGATTAATTTGGTAACTCTTTCTACTAATCTCAGTGCTTAACTGGTTTACTGTTGTTTTAACAAGTGTTTTTGTCTGGGCGTTACTCAAAGAAGTGACAACTCCACCTTTTGATCTTGGGTTAAAATCTAATGTTCCGATCAATTCCCTTTGTATTCTCTGTAAACTTCTACCCTCCAATAGTCCTTGTCTTACAGTGTGAGCAAATCTATCGGCTGTTCTTTCTGTAAGGCCACGAAATGCTTTTGCTACAACATCACCATTAGGTAATACTATTTCTTTTCCTACACCAGCCGTCAAAGCAAATCTACTTTGCACTGCTTGCATACTTGTCGTATCTTTAAAAACATCAAAAACCTTACCTCTTGGTAAACCAATCTGATTACTTTTGGTAGGGTCAAATCGTATTAACCTATCTACAAAGTCAGGGTCTATCTGTAAAGCATTGATCTGACCAGCCAACTCAGGTGGTGCAATATCTTCAAGTAACCCCTCAATAAAATCTTTTTGTATATCAGCAACATCTTTCAGTTCTTTGACCATAATGCCAAGACTGCTGTTTCTCCATCTGTCTAAGTCTGTCTTTACCTGTTTTAAAATGCTTTTTAATCTGATCGCTCTTGTTTTATCTAATCCTGGGCCTACTGGTATATTTTGTAAACGCTGTGCAGCATCTATCATTATTTTGTTATAGGTATCAATCAACCTTGCTGCTAAATCATTTTCATATCTGTTGAGGTCGATTTGGTTGCGATAAAACTTTTCAGGTATCGACATTATTCATCTTCTAGTTCTGCTGACTGTTCGGGCATAGATTCTTCTGCCTCTTCGATAGGTTCTGACATTTCTCTTAAACCACCAGATTCTGTTGCCTCTATCTCTTCTTCGACATCAAATTCATCACCTAATATTTCACCCTCATGTAATTGTGTAAGTAATGTTTCCTGTGTGATCGTACCTGCTGTATAAAGCTGCAACAATGATTGGATCTCTTGTGGTTCTAATCTTTGTGCAACAAAATCTCTATTAACAAAACAACTTCCAGCATCACTACCAAGATATTGTCCATGAAACTGTAAGCAGTTATCTATCATGTCTTGCATCTGCTGTGCTATGACCATCATCGTGCTATCACCTTGACTTCTATCTATTCTCTTTGATTCTGCTGTTTCTGCACTTAACTTCTGTCCAAGAATACTTGCCAAACCTAGTTCATTTATCTGTTTCTCTACACGATCAATCTGTTCAAACTGTGCATTAAAACTATTACCATTAGGCTCAATATACTCGGCTCTACCTTCTGCTGGAAATGCAATAGCTTCACCTGGTCCAGCACTTACCTCTTCACTATTCTGTGGAAAGCCAAAAAATGCCAACATCGGCACACTTGATATATGTAACTGGTTTGATAAGTCTGATTGCAATTGATACGACTTGAGATTTAATTCTGCAATATCAGCCATCGGTGGCCTTGACTCTAGAAAATTAATTTTGTTTGCATAGGCAACAGCAAAAGGTATCTCAGGTAAACTCATTGTTCCTTCATCAAACTTTACATACTCATTGTTTTTACCTTTGCGATGTATCTCATAAGCACCAGGAGTTAGTAATCTAACCTGCTCTACAATCTTTTCTCCATATAATCCTTCGGGTTCAAATACTTTTTCTAACAATCTAAGCTGCGTAAGTTTTAACTTACCCTCTGACATCTCGGTTCTCCAACCTAATATCTGTCTTGGCGTGTAGGTAATCCAGTAAGGTCTGCCCGATTGTCCAGCAGCAGGTGCATCTACAAGGACTCCGACATGACCATAACGAATCATTTTTCTTGCAGTTTCATATGTCCATACATTCAGATCATTACCTTCTAAATCAACATCAAACATATGCAGTCTTATATCATCGCTTGTATCATTTAATCTCACAGGTTTACGCACCAACATACCAGCTAATAACTTCTCCAACCTGATGAAATAGGGAGGGCAGACGCTTCTAGCCAAACGATTGTCAAAAGACTCATCTAACTCCCTAGGTTCTTGTGGTAAATATTTTCTATGACGACTTCTCATCTGATATGTTCCACCAATCAAATCTTCTATCAAAGGCCAGTGAGGTTCTTGTGCAAACCATGCGTTATTAGGATCTATTATTGTCGTTCCAACTGCTGACTTCTGCCTGTTGTAATGGTTATAACCTGAATACATTTTAAGAGTCCATTAATACTACTAACTATAGTTTAAAGAATAATACTAATAAAGCCTAATTCCAGTACCTTTACCAGAACGGAAATATAATGGATTAAATTCACGCCAGATTAGATAGCCAATACAATCAAGAATGTGGTCATAGCCATTCTGTTTATCAGGTTCTCCTGTTCTTTCATCATAAGCTTGTAGCTCAAAACATTCTATTAAGGTTCTGCAACAGGGGCTAATCGCCAAACGGACTTCCCCTTTGCCGTTCTTGAGAAGAGCATTAACAGCCGAGACTCTATCTTTGATTGGGGGGTTCGATCTTGGCGACATATTGGTAAAGCCGTAAGATTCGAGAATGGATATATCGGTTGCTGAAGCATTTGTAGAACGATTACCTCCTGAAGCGTCTGGGTAAACTAAAATCCTACGATCTGGATATCTTCTCAGCAGTTCTTGCGAAATTGCATCCGTATCGTGCATTTTAGTAATTTCATCTATTATGACTAACTTATTGCCATCACGCACCCCTATGACACAGTTAGTATTCTGAATGTTGAAATCCAAACCTACACGCAAGATTTCATTGTTATAACTTGGAAGTTGATTGCATACATGAATATTTCTGTCGAAGCGATCATAAACTTGAGACATATTTAAGTTCACAAATTCACCTAGAAGATACGCTTTGATTAATTGTTCTGGATAATTGGCTTTTAATGATTCAATAAATCCTTCTGGAAGATATTTATTGTCCTCGGTTCTTGCTTGTATCAAGTCAGTATCAGGTTTCGGATCTTTTTTAAATGTTTCAAACGCCCAACCATGACCTTCTGGAGTTGTTGTTGCATAAAACTGTTGAACATTTCCTGATCTAAGTCTTGCAAGTGCCATATTCATTGCATTTTCTGCCTCTCTTTTCGGAATAGTATCTGCCTCATCAAATCCTACTGCACACAGGTTTTGGCCTCGTAATCGTTGATAAGTAAGCATAGTTCTAAGCAATATTGTGTGTGATCCTTCTGCAAATTCCAAAGTATATTCAGGAAGAGGTGATGCTCTAAATGTGTAAGGTATTTGCCATTCATCTAACAATTCATTCATTGTTCTTTGCAAAATATCTCTAAGCATGGGAGCCGTAGGTTCAAAAATGGCTGATACATGACCAACATTTAGTGCTGCCAGTATGCAAGATTTTGAAATAAGTGCATGAGTTTTTCCAGCACCAAAACCACAGACTAATGCAAGTTTTCGTGAATCCATGTTGTCACAGAATTTTGCTTGATGAGGTAGCAAATTTTGTGATATTCGTCTTATTGCTTCATCTGCTGTAGGTAGATCATATGCACCTATTTGATATAAAACATTACCAGGTTTTACTGTATCTAAAATACTCACGAAATAATCTGTGCAAGTTTAGCTGCTGTATTGATTGCACCAAGAGCAATATGTAAATGCCCTTTTTCTCTTGCTTCCATCTGAAGGGTTGCAGCTTGTGCTAAAAGATTTGCAACCATTTCTGGCCTTTCCATATCCCAATCAGCTTTCATTTCGGCTCTTACAATTTCAAGATATTTGTCTACTGATTTATAACCTACCCCCCATTTTTTAGAGGCATATTCTATGCAGTCTGATCTACGACCACCTTTGGCAATAATCTTGCCAAGTTCTCGTGACCTAATGAGTGTTTCTATTTTTGTACCTTTTTTAGCCATTACTAAGATGTTACACGCAAATAAGAAAATATGAATACTTGTATCATTCTAGACTCATTTGAGACTAGATACTGTTCCTACGTTCCAACCTGTGCCGACTAAGAGTAAAAAGTTACCTGTTCCTATATTTACCCTATTCCTTATATATATAATAATAATAATAATAATAATATAATAGGTAGGTACATAGGTACAGGATAGAACAACCTAGGTGCTGGTAGGGTGTTTCAGTGTTCCTACCTTTCAGATGAGGTAGGTACAGATTTAATCCAAGTCCATTTAAGTTGACCATCTACTCTTTTTCGTTTTTTCTCATACCCAAGAGATTTTAGAATAGATGAGACAGTCATGACATCTGATTTTGTTTGTTTATCGGTAGATTTCTCTACAGCTTCAGTTAATAAAAGTTCACAGGTTATGGTTTTAGAATAGTTTGAAGGATCTGTAAGCCATGAATGAATAGGGTGTGTCCAGGGCGATTCGACAAGATAGGCAAGATTTTCTAAGGCAATTAAGTTTTCCTGTGTATGTGTAAGATAATGAGGTTCTTTATTTCTGTATGATTTGATTGCAGAACTCCAGATAGAATCTCTCTCCATTTCAAGCCCATTTGTATTAATCATATTGGAGGCAGTTGATTCAACAGGGATAACATGAAACCTTCTATTACCTGTATCATCAAGTAAAAAATTATCTTTATTGGTAGAACCAACGATAATACATTTTCTAGGGAACTCTTCTACGGATCTGCCATATGGAACACGCATATGATCTGTAGCTCTTGATAAAAAAGACTTAACTGTACCTGCGTGTTTTTTAGAAGTGATCTGATCTATCTCTGACCATTCGCAGAGCCAACTGCGGTGAAGGCAAAGTATATCATCTTTATTGGAAAGATCACCGAGAGAATCTGAGAAAAAAGCACCTCCGAGTATTTTCCAAAATGTAGATTTACCACAACCCTGATGCCCCATCAGAACAGTGGCTGTATCATGTTTAGCACCAGGTTCAAATATCCTTCTCACTGCACCGATCAAAGTGGCTTTCATCATGTGGTCATAAATTGTCGGTTCTTTGTATTGAGCATCTGAAGGTCTTAGGTATGTCGTTGCAAGTCTGTCTATGTAAGCAGGTTCAACAGTTTTTTCTACGACTTCAAGATAATCACGAACAGGGTCAAATTCGTTTTCATGGGAAACTTTAAGAAGGCAATCTATCGCCATTTCTTTTGAGCATTTATAATTTTGCTCTGATAGCGACAGGTAAAACAGTTCAGTATTTTTAAGAGGCTTTTCATTCTGCTCTATGTTGTGAGTAAAAGTGTTATATCTAATTTTGTTTGGCATATTACGCAGCAGATGTATAAGTTCCTGTGCATTTATTGGTTCTAATTTTTTTGGTATTACTTTTGTTGTATCTTCTGACTTGTAATGTATGGAAGGGTTTATCTGCTTTGGTGGAGGAGTCCAACCATCTTCCTGTGCATACTTAACAAGAGTACCTAAAGATACTCCTGACCTTTTACCAAATGATTGCCATTTTTTAAAACATTCACCAGATTTATAGTTTGATGCTTTTGCTGAAATGGTATCCCATTCTGTTAAAAGGCGATCATCTCCGACACTGTGCAGGCTCATACCAATTTGAACCCAAGTATCGTAATCATCTAAACGTGATGGATTTATTGATTGAAGTAAAGAAAGACACCTTTCATAATCTGAATTAAAAACCTCTGGTTGTTTTACCTCAGTTTCCATCATGCGTTCTAATAAAATTGCTGGTGCTTCTGCTATGGGTATGTCATCAGGTGATCTATCTTTTACCCATTTGTAACCAGAAGTTTTTGGGTGTTCACCTGCTACAACAGATTGACAACCATTCCATCTAAGTTCAAGTTGCTCTACAGAACCCTCTTCATCTTTTACACCTGTTCTAAATTTTTTAGTTTTTATCTTTGACCAAAGTTCTTCTGGTACTTGATATATAAGTTGAAACCGCCCGACCCTACCAGAAGTGACTGTCCATGTAAGAGGTAGTGTTGATATTGATAGCCCCCATTCGAGAAGAATGTTTGAGGCAGATTCACCATCATGGTCTACGAATAAAAGGCCACCTGACAACTCACCTGCAAGAACACCAACAGCTTTTGCTTTCTTTGATATTAATTCTTTTAGTATTTCTGATCTTTTTAGGGGATTCTTTTGCCAATCTTTTTGATAAGGCTGTTTGTTACCATTGACTGCAACATAACGCCAGCTTGAAGGCAAGCGTAATAATTCTTCTTTTGTATCCATTGTTATGCAGCCTGATCCATCTTTTCGTTTACGATTAGTCTTATGAGACAGGATCTTGACTCAGAACCTTTATTATCATCTAGCCATTTTATCTGACCTTGCGAAAGCTGAATATTAATGGTCTTTAAAATTTGATCTTTTTCCATATGTAGGGTTGTTTATGTATGACTATAGGGTAAGATAACGCTAAATCTAGTATGGTCAATGGTTAAATTAAGAGATTATCAAATACAGGCAAGTCGCAAGCTGACCAGGCTATGTCAGGTAAACAAATGCGGATATTTAAGTGGCGAATGTAGAACAGGAAAAACAATGGTGGCACTGTCTGTTGTGAAGAATATGGCACTAGAAAAAGTCTTGATAATTACTAAGAAAAAAGCAATACCAAGTATTGAAAGTGATGTAAATAAAATGAATCTTAATAAGGTAGTATCCACGACTAACTTTGAGCAGTTAAAAAACTTTAAGGGTACAAGTTGGAATATGATTATTTTAGACGAAGCCCATAGTGTTGGTGCATTTCCAAAACCATCGCAGAGGTATCAAAATATTTTAAATATCAGATACAACAGTATTATTTTGATGAGTGGTACACCAAGCCCTGAAAGCTTTAGTCAGTTATATCATCAATGGTCATTGACACCATTTTTATGGAGTCATTATCAAAATTTTTACAGGTGGGCTAGTGACTATGTTGAGATAAAAGAAAAAAGAGTCGGAACAGGTATTGTTATTAAAGATTATTCAGATGCAAAGCAGACAAAAATTTTAGAAGATATAAAACCTTTTACAGTACAGATGACTCAGAAGGAGGCTGGCTTTACTCAGGAAGTTGAGGAAGAAGTGCATATGGTAAAGATGTCTAGAAGAACTTATAGGTTGGCTTTACGGATTATTAAAAATGGTGTTATTGGAAAACCAGGAAGAAGATCAGTCGTGGCTGATACAGGAGCTAAAGTGATGAGCAAATTAAGGCAGTTATATAATGGTCATGTAATAACAGAAAACCATGGAGCGATAATATTTGATAAAAGTAAAGCTGAATATATTAAAGATAATTTTACTGGAAGGATTGCAATTTTATATTGTTTTATCGCTGAAGGTAAAATTCTTCGAGATATGTTTGGACATAGAGCAACAGATGATCCTGATATTTTTAATGCTGTAAGCGATTCTGTTTTTATCGGTCAGGTCAAGAGTTGTAGAGAAGGAGTTAATTTAAGCAGTGCGGATCATTTAATTTTTTATGGTATTGATTATTCTGCACTCAGTTATTTGCAGGGAAGAGAGAGAGCAAGTTTTCTTGGCAGAGATAGAAAGAATAAAATACATTATATTTTTGCAGAGAAGGGAATCGAGCCAAAGGTATATGATGTTGTTAAATTAAAGGAAAGCTACACGATCAACCATTACTACCATGACCGAAGCTCAATATCAGAAGAAGCTGATAGACAAGCACGAGAAAGAAGGGTGGACAGTAATCAAGTTAATTATGTGCAACAAAGCTGGCTTACCTGATTTGGTATGTATGAAACCAGATGAGGTTAAGTTCATTGAGGTCAAAGGGCCGAAGGGAAGATTAAGTGAGATACAAAAATATAGAATTGAGGAACTGAAAGAAAAGGGATTCGATGTAAAAGTAATGAAACCTTGTTGACAGTTGTTGACACCTGATGTAATATAAAGGTAAATCAACCCCCGATTCAAATGGAAACTAAAACCTACGAGCTTACAGAAAAAGAAGCAAAAGTTGCTGAGTGTGGCGAAATCTGTTTTAGCAGCTTTCACGATCCAGAACTTGGCTACCAACATTTCGATGGCGACCCAGCTTTTATGTGCTTCACCTTAGAAGAAGCTTTAGAAACTGGTTATACAAAGCATCAGATTGCTGGATTGATAAGTAGTCTTGAAGCTAAAGGAGTAATAGACATAGAGCATAGATGCCCTATAGTTGAAGGCCCAGACTTATATTGGTTAAACGAAAACTTTATCAACTATTTAGCAAAAAAAAATACACAAGAGGAGGCTAAGTAAATGAAAACTATTCAAGAAATTATCACCAGATACAACAAACTTGAAAACACAAAAGCAAACTTAGGCAGACCAAGAACTGAAGCTGAGTGGCTAGAGACACAAAGGCTTGAAGAAGAGTTTACAAACCACCCTGACGCAGATGACACCTGTACTTACAAAGGTAATTTTGTAATGAAATCAGATGTATCTGTTGAAGATTATTTAAACCATTAGGAGGCTAAGTAACAAATGCACGAATTTTTCACGCTACAAGAATTAAAAGAATTACAAAGTACTTTTAAATATGGTACTTATCCATCATGCGGTGATCCTGACCAACCAATAGTAAGAAAATCTATTTTAAGAAAGATAGACAAAGCTATTGAAATAAAATTTATGAGACAAAAAAAATGCCTACAAAACTAACAGGACTTGAAATTGAGATCATTACAGACAGACCAGAAGAATGTATTGTCGAATGTTCTTGTCAATTTTACACAGATGAAATGATTGCCAAATATGGCAACTACAACAAAACTGATGAAATCATTTCTGAAGTTTGGGAAGATGTAGAACGTAAAGTATATCCTGAACAAAAAGTTTGGGATAGCTGCCATAAATTGTATTGGCATTTAGAGGATCACAAGACATTACCAGATGAATTAGATGAGATTGACAAAATGGTTTTAGATGATTGTATTTCTGGTAGCACTATGGATAGATGCGATGAAGTAAGTCCTCAATATGGTGGTAAGGTTACTGCAACAGCAATACGTCTTATTGAGAAGTTAGAAAAGCTAGGTGTTAAATTTAGCTACGCAGAGAGATGGTATAACAGTTGACAACTGTTGACCATTAGTTATTATTAATTTACCCCTGAAACCCAACCCCATGAAACATCTATTTCTCTATCTCTGCATTTTCGGCATAGGATATATCTCGCTTACTGATTCTTTGACACGTTCTACCCAAATAGACTGCCACACTTTTAATGTACAAGCTGCGTGTGAGGAGCTTGCCAGAAAATGATGAGTGAATATGATCTTGGTCTACGCTTCCGTAAAAAACCGAGGAAGAAGCGACCAACCCCTGAACGCTCCGACCTCGGCAACCCAATCTTAACTATGACTGAGAAAGAAATCTTTAATACATTTGCATCTGTAATTGATTCTCCTGACGCATCACCATTTCTTAAGAGACTTGCACAAGCAGGTCTTGTTGCAATGCCACAGGATAAGGCACTGATTTTAAAAACATGGCCTCGGATAATGATGCAGTATGGCCCACACACAAGGAGATATTCAGACTCATGAAACTTAATTTAGATTTACCAAAACATAAATGGCAGTGTATTTCTCGACATTTGAAAGATTATAGGAAAGAAGATGAAACAGTAAACACTTTTTGTTGTGCTGTTGAATCTATCGAATTTGGTTCCGACTTTCCATCAAAGATGTATCAATTTTTGTCGTCACATTCTGAACTTAGTCCTTTAATTTTTCCAACTGTGCAGACCATACAAAAGCATGATGGAGGCCCAGGTATTGTTAAAAATATGTATCAAATTTATGAACACATCAGTCACGCAAGAACCGATTACTACAAATTTATTCAAGACAACTTCAAAATAGTTCAACAGGATAAATCATGACGACAGGATCAGTACAAATATCAAACGAAGATTACCATGCAAGTGATGCGATCTCAGCATCAATGCAAAAAACAATGGTAAAGCATGGCCCAAAAGCATACTGGAATTGTTATCTAAATCCAGACAGGCCAGAACAAAAACCAACGGCTGCTATGTTGCTGGGAACATTAACTCACTGTGCAGTATTAGAACCTGATGAACTGACAAAAAGGTTTGTTGCAGTATCATCAAGAACTACAAAAAAAGGTAAGGAAGAGGCAAAAGAAGCTGAAGAAAAAGGTATCATTCCTGTTACTGAAGCAGACATGACCACTGCACTAAAAATGAGAGATGCAGTTTTTGCAGAACCTCATGCCAAGAAGTTATTAAATTTTGGTGTTGCTGAAAAGTCTTACTGGTGGGAAGATACTGTATCTGGTTTGACTTGTAGATGTAGACCTGATTGGTTAAACAAAGATACTATTATTGATCTTAAAACCAGTAGATCAGGAGCAAACCCGATAGATTTTGGTAAGGCAGTTGCTAATCTAAAGTACCATCTCCAAGCAAAACATTATTTGAATGGTATTCCACAGGCCAAGCATTTTATTTTTTTGGTAGTACAATCTGAATACCCTTATGACGTAGGTTTATGGAAACTTGATGATGATGCTTTGAAAGAAGGTCAGGTGTTATCAAGATCAGCACTAAATCAAATTGCACAATGTCGCTTGCTTGACGATTGGCCTAGCTGGTGTCAGGCAGGTGTTAAATCACTATCCTTGCCCCGATGGGCGTATTCAACCCCAATAGAACAATGAGTTTTAATGAAGAGCAGAAAAAACTGCTAAATCAAAAAATTAACAAAGACAATGTTTCTTTCCGTAGCGGTGGAGGCGGTCAACAGTTGGCTTATGTAGAAAGCTGGCACGTTATACAAGAAGCCAACCGCATCTTTGGTTTTGATGGTTGGTCTTGTGAAACTTTAGAGGCTGGTCTTGTCAGCGAAGGTAAAGACAGTTATGGAAACTCTATTTTTTCTTACATTGCAAAAGTTCGAGTCACAGTAGGAAACATAATCAGGGAAGGTTATGGCTCTGGTCATGGAAGAGGTGGCAAGATGTCTGATGGTGAAAAACACGAATCAGCAATTAAAGAAGCAGAAAGTGATGCTTTGAAAAGAGCCATGAAAAGCTTTGGAGATCAGTTTGGTTTATCTTTATATGACAAAGATAAGGCATGGCTAAAAGAAGAGAAAGAAACCAAAACTAAAGATGTCAGTGACAAACCCATAGATCTTACTGAAGGAGAAAAGTTTATCAAAGAATGTGAGGCATTTATAAAACGCCCAGGTAGTAAAGACAAACTTGGTTTGTTGAAGAAAAACATTTCTAAAAGGTTTGAATCAAAAGCTATTACTGAAAACCAAAGAGATGGATTGCTAACACTTATTTTAGAGAAGGAGGATTCATGAATGAACTTATAACCTCAGATCAATTAGCTGAAGAGCTTGGTGTAAAACCTCAAACTGTGCGACTTTGGAGAACCAAAACTCGCAAGGGTCACCCTAGTGGCCCGAAATGGACTGT